TTTCGTGCTGAGTGGGAAGGGTTGCGTAAGCCTCAGAAAGAGTCTGTTGCTATGACACATGCCAAGCAGGTAGCTGAAGCTCGTCAGAGAGCCGCCCAAAAGGCGCTAGACGAACACCAGGCAGCAAGGCATGCATATTTTCAGCAGCTGGAAGATAATGAGACCTACTGGATTCCGTATATAGAACGTCGTGGGGGGTTATGGGTGAAGCAATATAGGTTGTTCTTGGAATTCCATGAGCACCGGAGAAATATGTTGTACCATAGGTTCCAGGCCCGTACGCGGGACCTGGAAGAAGATGAAAACCCCCACGTCGTCGCCTCGGATGAACCCAGATCGCAGCCCATAGCACCGGCAGTGTCGCAAGCGGCCGCGACAGCAAAGCCCAAGAAGCGCAGGAATCGACCAGGAGTCAATACCAGGCGCCGGCGGGCTCTGCAGGGGGCAGGCGTGCCCTATGAGGAGTCGGGTCTTAGGATTGAACCCATTGTTGAGACTCCGCCAGTCTCTAGGTTAGAGATCTGCCGCGTTGTCGGCATGTTCAGCGCTCATCGAAGTAAAGGAGTGAACTTCGGAGGGCCCCATAGAGCTGTAAGGGTCAGCGTTAGCGCTGCCCGAGCAGCTCTCATAGAGGCAGACGTTGCAAGGTCAGCAGCAGCTGACGTCGCGCGACGCATGCCATCTTCAGGGGTCCTTTTGAGCGCAAGGTTTGAAGAACATGACCGCACGAGGCAGGCTCAACCGCCCGTCTTGAGAGGAGTTATCGAGCAGAGAGTTGACTCGGAAGCGCTTGTCGGCGGTGGCAGGCAGAGCATGAGGATGCTCTCTGCCCGCGTACCGCGTGCGCCCTGGTTTAGCGGAAGGCCTCAGCGAGTTGTCAGCAGTGATGCTGGCAGTGTAGGCCCGGCGCAACTGGGGGGTGACAGCGTGAGCTCTCATGACGGAGAAGTGAGTCCCCATGTCGCTGAACGTGTTATAGCCCCGGTTGTGAGTGAAGCGTGTGTTGAAACACCCGCACAATTACCTGAGGGTTTAGTGGTCCCGGAAAGCCCATCAAACGAGGAAGTTTTTCCTAGTGTTGAGATAGGTGTCTGTGAGACTCAGGATCAGCGTACAAGACGTACTCGTAGGCGGGTTGTTCGAAATGTCGAACCTGCAGGCGTGGCTTCGCCGGACCAAGATATGTCCGTGTTAGCAGCGCGTCTAGCAGCCCTCCACGTGCCTCAGGATGCAGTGCCAGAAGAGGCACCTCCAGAGGAGATATGTCTACATGGACCCGGCGGTGAGCCGGGCGGCCCGAATGTCCCGGGAACTCCTGCTTGGTATCACCGTATTTGTAGTTGGTGGACCAGGCAAGGTAAAGAACCCTCAGACGCAGCAACGAAACAAGCCGCTGACTTGGATTTGATAGCAACATCGATTGCTAAGAAGTCAGAGGGCGCAGCTGCGCGCATCTCCACGACTGACCGCGCTAATCAGGTCGCGTGTCGGAAGTTCATCCCACCCATCAAGAAGATCTACCCTTTGGTGCGTAAAGCGCTTAAGAATGTAGATTGGGTGCGAGACAGGGTTGAGTGGGATACGTATTGGGACATCGGGTTTTGGGACCACTTACGACGCGTCGCGTTCTGGGTAGCGGTCCCGCTGCTCT